GACGGATTGGATTCACAGGATATTAAATATGTTATAAACATGGTTTTATCAGCTTTAGATTTAGAAAAGTTGGACGAGGATGATAAAGAAGACATTTTATCTAAATTTGAAGAAATTGATATGTACGGTGATGAAGGACCTGAAAGTTTAGATTTTAGTGGTGAAGAAGATGTCAATTTTGGTGGTGATGAGTTTGGAGGTGAGGAATTTGGAGCAGAACCAATGGGTGGAGCTCCTATGGGTGGTGAAGAACCAATGCCACAAGAGCCAACAGAAAATGTTTTTGGAGAATCAAGAGTTGAAAATGTTTTGAAAAAATATTTTGTAGTAACAAAAGAAGAGGCTCCAATTTTAGAAGAAAAAAAACAAAAAGATTATATTAAAAACAAATTAACACAGATAAAAGTAAAACAAGAGTTACAAAATTTATCAGAAACAAGTCGTCAGTTGGAAAGAGCGAATAGACTTTTATCTGAAGGAGCACAATTTGTAGGTAAAACAAATTTAGATAATTTAATTTTTAATAAAAAAGGTAAACAAATTAAAATAGACACAAGAGGAAATATTATATGAATTTAATTTATATAAATGAGTTAGGACCAAACTTTAGAGGAGACAATATCTATGAATTTATTTTTTCAGACGTTGATGACTCGTATGGTGAAGATTGGGATATTGAACCGGCAGCTGGCCGACCACAACCACCAAAAATTGAATTTATCAAAAAAGTTGGTATTTTAAAAAACTCAGACATAGAATTAGAATTAGTTCAAAATTCAGACTTTTTTTGTGTTTATGATGCTGTTGATGGCGTTATTTCATTAGGATGGGAAAAATCGGATTCAGATGAAATAATTGTATATAAAAAGAAACGATTAGTTTTTCAATACGGAGAAAGTATTGAAAATGTTGAAAGTAAACTATACGAAAGAGATGTCGTATTAAATTGGGAAAAAAATTTGATGCTAAATGAAACACATGAATTATAAACTTCAAAAATTACTTCATGAAGGGTTTTCTATTAAAACATTAGAAAATCTATCAGAAAAACAATTATCTTCTTTATACCGTAGAATTATGGAGCAAGAAGGGACACTTAATGTTAAAAAAGGTTCTTCTGAAGAGGCTAAGGCCAAATCTGCAGGTAAATCATTTGTTACTTATGAAGAAGAACTTGAAGAAGATGACTTCGCATTAAATAGAATGGCAAAAAACGACCCATATGAAACGGGTGATAATTATTCTGGACCTGGTTCAGATGATGGATTTGGTGATGAATATGACGGAATGTCGATTGAGGGGGAACTTGAAGAAAAGGCGGTTTCTAGACAACAACAAAAAATTATGGGGTTGGCTCTTTCTGTTAAAAAAGGAGATACTCCAAAATCCAAGGTTTCTAAAAAAGTTCAAAATATGGCAAAAGAAATGTCTAAAAAAGAATTAGAAGATTTTGCATCCACAAAACACAAAGGTCTACCAAAAAGAGTTGAAGAGGATGATGTAAAAAAATTAGAAGAAAGTATTTTATCAATAGTACAAAAACATATACCAACTCACTTTACAAAAGGAGAACTTTTAAGAAATTTTAGAAGTAGAATTTAAAAATGAATGTCGCTTTCAAAAGAACAAATATTATTAGAATATGCTAAATGTGTAAATGACACACCTTACGCACTAAAAACATATTTGCAAACTTACGACAACACACAATCAAAATACGTACCACTAGAACTATTTAATGACCAAGTCACTTTGGTAAAAGATTACGATACTGCTGAAGAAAATATAGCACTTAAATATCGTCAAGCGGGTGTATCAACCGTAACATCTGCTTGGGCGTCTAAAAGATTGGTTTTTGCTAAAAAATCAAAACCAGAAAAAATCCTAATTATTGCAAACAAATTGGATACTGCCGTTGAAATGGCAAATAAAGTAAGGTCTTTTGTTGAACAATGGCCTTCTTGGTTAGGTGTAGGATTTTCATCTGAAAAAAATGCGGCAAGACACTTTAAATTAAGTAATGGTTGTGAAGTAAAAGCCGTTGCAACTTCAAAAGATGCACTTCGTGGGTATACACCAACTATTCTTATTTTTGATGAGGCGGCATACATTGATGCTGATGAAGATTTTTGGTCAGCGTGTATGGCATCCCTTTCAACAGGGGGTAAAGTAATTGTTATTTCAACACCCAACGGGTTTGACCCAATTTACTACTCAATTTATGCTCAGGCGATAAAAGGAATGAATGACTTCAAAATTACTGAGATGTTTTGGTTTAGAGACCCTAGATATTCCAAAGACTTAAAACTAATCAAGTGTGATGATATAATACATTACATGTTAAATAGAACTGACTATAAGGATGATGAAATAACTATCGATTATTCAAATATAAAAGTATCGGATAGAGACTTTGAAGATATTAAACAAAAAATTGAAAAAGGATATAAGGCATATTCATCGTGGTTTGAAGCGATGTCAAAAAAATTGAAATTTGATAAACGTAAAATATCACAAGAGTTAGAATGTAACTTTTTAGGGTCAGGGGATAATGTTATTCCTGCTGAAACTATGAAAAAAATAAAAGAAAACCATATTAGAGAACCTGAAAACAAATTTATGGGTGGTGTTCTTTGGCAATGGAAAGAACCGATTGTTGGTCATAGATATATTATGGGAATGGACGTTTCGAGAGGGGACAGTGAAGATTTTACAACTTTTATTATAATAGATTTTGATGAAAGAGAACAAGTCTTAGAATATATCGCAAAAGTTCCACCTGATATTGTAGCGGAAATTGCATATAAATGGGCGATAATGTATAACGCATTTATTGTAACCGACATTACAGGTGGTATGGGGGTTGCAACTTCTAGAAAACTTCAAGAACTTGGATATAAAAATTTGTATGTTGATGGTGTTAATCCTGCAGACAAATGGAAATGGGACCCGAAACAAGAAGATAAAATACCGGGGATAAATTTTAACTCAAAAAGAGTTTTAATTGTCCAAGCGTTCGAAGAAGCGTTAAGGTTTGGGTTCGCGGTTAGGTCCCAAAGACTTTTTAATGAACTTAATACTTTTGTTTATGTAAACGGAAGACCTGACCACCAAAAAGGTCAACACGACGATTTAATTATGGCAATGGCTATGGCTATTTATGTTGGGGAGTCATCTTTTTCTAAATTAGAAAAGGCAACAGAACAAGCAAAAGCGATGATTGAATCTTGGACAACAGACAAAACTATGTTTAAAGATTCGTCACAAAATTTTAATCCATCAATTCCGGTTCAAAATGATATGTATAGTAATAGAACATATACTGGACCAACTAAAAGTGACTATGAAAATTATTCTTGGTTATTTGGAGGAAGAAGAGTTTAGAATATTATAAAATGAACTATTTTAAAAAATAAAATGGCAGAAGAAAAATATACAGTTTGGCAAAGATTAGGTAGAGTTTTTGGACCTAATTCAACAATTGACCAACAATCACCCGTTTTTAAATTCGATAAAAAAGAATTATTAAAAACACCAAACAAACAAGAATTTGAAAAAGAAAAACTACAAGCTCAACAGACCATGTATATTGGTCAGCAATGGCAAAAAGTAGAAAGTAATCTTTATCAACAGGCGGTTTATTATGAACCAACAAGAATGGCATCATATTATGATTATGAATCCATGGAATATACCCCCGAAATTTCAGCAGCATTAGACATTTATGCTGAAGAGTCGACAACACCTGATAAAGACGGGCACATTTTACAAATTTATTCTGAATCAAAAAGAATTAAATCAGTTTTGACCGATTTATTTAATAACAAATTGGATATTAATACAAACTTACCAATGTGGATTAGAAACACTTGTAAGTTTGGTGATAATTTTGTTTATTTAAAATTAGACCCCGAAAGAGGAGTTGTAGGTTGTCAACAATTACCTAATATCCAAATAGAAAGATTAGAAAAAGGAATGAAATTCCAACCTGAAAAATATTCAGCAGAAATTGAAAATGACGCTCTTAAATTCACATGGAAAGAAAAAAACATGGAATTTAACACATGGGAGATAGGTCACTTTAGAATATTAGGTGATGATAGAAAATTACCATATGGTACATCAATGTTAGAAAAGGCTCGTCGTATTTGGAAACAATTACTTTTATCTGAAGATGCGATGTTAATTTACCGAGTGTCAAGAGCACCTGAAAGACGGGTGTTTAAAGTATTTGTGGGTAATATGGATGACAAAGATGTGGATGCTTACGTACAAAGAGTTGCTAATAAATTCAAAAGAGACCAAATTGTAGACCAAAAAACAGGAAATGTTGACATGAGATTTAATCAAATGGCAGTAGACCAAGATTATTTTATCCCTGTTAGAGACCCAGCAGCAACTAATCCTATTGAAACATTAGATGGGGCTAAAAACTTAGCAGAAATCGCGGATATTGAATATATCCAAAAGAAACTTGTTACAGCATTAAGAATCCCTAAAGCGTATTTAGGATTTGAAGAGGCAGTCGGTGATGGTAAAAATTTATCACTATTAGATATTAGATTTGCTAGAACAATTAATAGGATTCAAAAATCTATGATTGCAGAACTAAATAAAATTGCAATCATTCATTTGTTTCTTTTAGGGTTCGAAGATGAATTAACCAATTTCACACTTGGATTAACCAACCCATCAAAACAATCTGATTTATTAGGTATAGAATTATGGAAAGAAAAAATAACATTATTTAAAGATGCGGTTGCACCAATTCAAGATAGTGTTGCCCCTGTATCGGCATCATGGGCCAAAAAACATATTCTTGGATTTTCTGATGATGAAATTAGACTTGATTTACAACAACAAAGAATTGAAAGAGCCGTATCTGCAGAACTTGGTAAAACGGCGGAAGTTATTACTAAAACAGGTTTATTCGATACTCTCGATTCACTTTATGGTAAAAAAGATGAAGCAGCCGCAGGTGGAGCACCTGCCGAAGGTGGAGCAGCACCTGAAGGTGGAGGAATGCCACCTGAAGAAGGAGGAGCACCTCCTGAAGCTGGAGGTGGAGCACCACCACCACCACCACCCGCAGAAGGTGGGGCAGTAACTCCTGAAAATTTTAACAGAAATGATTTAAATTTAATTTTGGAAAACACACTTTTTGATAGAGATAATACCTTAGATTTATCAAAAGGTAGATTATCTATCAATGAAATTGATGACAAAATAAATAAATTATTAAACAAGTAAGTATTTATCTAAAAAAATAGATATGGCAACTTTTGGTGAAATAAAAACTAAAATAGACGAAACTTTCATTAACTTATATGGTAAGGATGAGTTTAAATTTTTCAGCAATCAATTCAAAAAGATTGTTTTGGAAAATAAAGACATTGCGGAACTTTATTATATCTATAATGATTTGACAGAAAATAAAGGTATATCAGTAGACTTAGTTAATGACTATATTAATGAGTCTGTAGAGTACTCACAAATTTTGGTTGAAAATAATAATAAAGAATTAAGTAGAATTAATTCATGGATTAATAGAATCAATTTACATGGGGATGTAAAAAATATTTACGAAACAATCGATAATGTGATTTATAACAATTCTATTAAAAATCTTGAAAATATTTTAGAATCAAAAAAACAAATATCTAAAACTTTATCTACACCTAAAAAAGAAGTAACCATCAAAGAATCTATCAACTTACCTTTAGAGACTATGTTGAAAGTTGCAAACTCAAAACTTAATGATGAAATTACTAATTTGTCAGAAAGTGAAAAAAATGATATTAAAGAAATAGTTTCTCTATCTAAAACTGAGTTAGAAAATAGAATGGAAAACTTAAAGGAATGTATTATTGAAAACTTAAAAGTAAAAATAAACGAGTCTACTGAAAGTGATTTAAAAAATACAATTGAAAAAACTGTAACCAAAATACAAAACTCACCTGTTGATTTTTACAATTACTATAAGTTAAGACAACTCCAAGAAGGTTTATAATGAAATTTTTTAAAAACATGATGGAGGGGGCAAACGGTGGCATATCCTCTAAAAGATTTATTGGTCTATTATGTACTTTTTCTTTAATAATATCTTTATTCGTTTCTTTATTTAGTTGTGGAAGATATGAGGCTCCTGAAATTTTAATAGAAACAATTGGATTATTAGCGTTTGGGACTTTAGGATTGACATCCGTAGATTTTTTTACCAACAAAAAAAAGGATAATAAAAATCAAGAAGAAAGTTGATTTTTAATTTTTTGTATATAAACCGCCTTTATTTTTTTCTTTCTCGACTTAACGGACTTTTTCTCAAATTCTTGTCTGTCTCTTAAATGCTCAAGTTGTTTTGTTTTGTATATCTTGAGTTTATATTGTTTTAATGCTTGCTCAATATTATTTTTTTTAACTTCGATAATAATCATATTTTTTTTCTTTTTTTAAAATAAATATACTAATTTTTTTATGTTTTGACAAATTCTTTTATAATTGTTATAATTAAAAAAAATAAACCTCTTACATATGAAAAATGAAGAAAGGAAAAACATCAAAATTAAACATTTTTGATGATGCAAAATGTCAGTACGGAACAGTCGATTCCAAAAATTTCAAATCAATTTATTTAATTTTACAAACATGGGTCGAACCAAAAGATGATTACAGTAATTGGACATCAATTACAGGTAGTATAAAAAGACAAATTCTACACACACTATTAGAAGTTGTTGACCACAAAATTTTTGAAAAGAAGTGTATAGTTGACTTAGATTTAAGAACAAGTGGGTTACAAAAAAACAAAAAAAGTTTTTTGAATTTAGAAATTACATTGTTTATTCACAACCAATCATACGATTTCAAATCAATTCTTTTAAGGTCAAAAATAAAAAATATTTTCCAATCAATATATGTGGATGACTTAAAAAATTCACTTTATTTCACATTAAGTAAAACTAAATCAGCACAAATAGAAGAAATATAATATTTATCAATAAAAATATTATGAAAATTTTAGGACCAAAAGACACGGGTAAAGGGATTCTAGTTGAATGGGATGCTGGTATTATAAATCCAAATGAACCAAGAAACCAAAATTTAATTAGAGAATCTTATGGTCAGTTAGACCATTCTAAACCGTTTGTTTTTTACGCAACACTTCAAAAATGGGGAGTTCCAAATAGAAACGGTAGAGTATATCCTGAAAAAATATTAAAAAGAGAAGCTGAAAAATATCAAGATGTTATTAAAAAAGGAATGTCAATTTCTGAATTAAACCACCCTGAATCTTCTTTAGTAGATTTAGATAGGGTTTCTCATATTATAACTGAAACATGGTGGGAAGGAAATGTATTGATGGGGAAAATTAAATTATTAACAAGTCCCGGTTTTCACGAAAGAGGAATTGTAACATCTAAGGGTGATGTTGCTGCGAATCTTATGAGACAAGGAGTCACTATGGGAGTATCTTCTCGTGGGGTCGGGTCTTTAGTAAAAAAAGGAGACCAAAATGAGGTACAGGAGGATTTTGAATTAATTTGTTTTGACCTTGTATCATCACCATCTACACCAGGAGCTTATCTTTATTTGAATGCTGAAGATAGACCAAGATATGAAGAAAAATTGGCAGAACATGATAACGCTTCAGTTAGTGATAGTGGGTTAGAAAAATCTGTTGACTTAATGAAAAGATTGTCCGATTATTTAGGAAAGTAAAAAAATTAAATTATGGACGAAAAGTATTTTGTAGCAAAAATCACAACTGATATGGTTGATGACAACACAGGTAAAATTAAAAAAATGAGAGAAGAAAAATTGGTTAAAGGTTTTTCACCAACAGACGTTGAAGCTAAAGTAACTAAAGCTTATGAAAGTTACTCAATGGATTGGAGAATCACCGCAATCGTTGAAAGTAAAATTGACGAAGTTATTGAATAAAAAAATTCTTAACATTTTTATAAAGGTCCCCAAAAGGGACCTTTTTTATTTTTTAACGGTTTTTCATATAAAAAACAAACTTTTTGGAATATAGATATATTTATTATAAAAATAAACGCAAAATTATATGCTTTTTTAAATGAGTAACAGAAAATCAGAATCGTTAGTAGAGGAGGCTTTATTACAAATGAAGACCATCGAAGAGGCGATTAGTGAAAATGCAAAAGGAATACTTGCTTCAACCATGAAACAAGAAATCGGCGAATTAGTAAGGGAATCTATAATGGGTTCTAAAAAATCCTTAAAAGAACAGGCACAAGGTGGTGAACAACCACAACCACAAGGTTCAGAAGAAGAAGGAGAAGAAGTAGAAGTATCAGGTGAAGAGGAAGTGGAATCACTACCAGCACCAAGTACTGATAATGGTATGGAAGG